TGCTGGCCGCGCCGGCGGACCCGCGCCATCAGACCGCCTCCAGCTCGAGCGCCCAGAAGTGCACGGCTCGGTCCTCGAGCGAGACCTGCCGGGAGATCAGCCGCACCGCGGTGTCCCCCCCGAAGACCTGGGGTAGCCGCGCGGTGACGGTGTCTCCGAGCTCCAGGGACGCGAAGCCCGCAGGAGCCCTGCCCTCCTCGTAGGTGCCCTCGAGCCGGAGGCGGGATCGCGAGGCGACCTTCGCCTCGTGGTCGGCGCGCGCTTCGAGCTCCGCCGCGGCGCCGTCCTCGGCGTCGACGAGCACGTCCTGACGGAGGTGTCCCGAGGCGATCGGGCCGGCCCGGGTCAGCGGGGGGGGGCTGCAGGGGCCTTCGTCCGGCGGCACCGCCGTGGCGTAGGTCGCGAGCTCGGCGCGGTCCTCGCCCACCCTCGTCTCGCGGAGGTCGCCCGGGCCGAAGGAGACCGAGGCCCGTCGGTCGGTTCCGCGGCCGCCGACCCACATGTTCAGGCGCCGTCGGGCGTCGACCTCCCAGTCGAACCCGCCCGGCTCCCGCGAGGCGAGCTCGTCGATCGCCTCCAGGAGGTTCACCGGCGCGCAGTACCGCCTGGTGAGGGAGGGCGCCGTCCCGACGACCGTCCCGAGCGTGATCCCCAGGTCCCCGTCCGGCTGGGACTGCACGTGCTGGACTAGCTGCCAGGCGATCGTCGTCGCGGGGGTGGCCTCGAAGACGAGGTCGGAAAGCACGAAGCGCCGCTCGAGCGGGGCAGCGTAGCCGAGAGCCCTCGCCGTCCAGCTCGCCCCCTCGTCGGGGTCGAAGCTCGCCTCGAGCCCCAGGAGCCACCCGCCCCAGACGGGCACGCCGTCCCGTCGGAGCTCGACGCGCCGGCGGCCGGCGAGCCAGGCCGGCGAGGCCTGGGCCTCTCGGAGCGTCACCTCGAGGGACCCGGGCCCGTCGAGCTCCCACCGCGCCGTGGCGGAGGCGAAGGGCGCGGGGTCGGCGACCGGGGCGCCCGCGAGGTCGAAGAGGGCGAGCGAGTAGGCCACTACCAGCGCCCTCCCCAGATGAACTCGACGTCGGAGGCCCCCACGAACCGACGGCGGTCCACCACGAGGCGGACATCGATCCGGAGGGGCGCCATGCCCCGGCGCAGCGGGATGACGGCCTCGGGGCCGGCCTCGCCGAGCCCCGCGATCAGGGGGCGGGTGACGATCCCGCCCGCTGCCAGCAGCGGGATGTCCGGGACGTCGAAGCCGCGGCCCCCGATGAGCGGCACCCAGCCCGGCACCCGGAACGAGAGCCGCCCGACGGTGGAGTTCCACGCCAGGGCGACGGCGTTGAACGCGGCCCTCGCCGCGCCCAGGATCTGCTCCCAGATCCCGCGGCCCACCTCGGCCACGGCCCGGAAGGCGCCCCGCAGCCACCCCAAGGTCCTCGAGGCGGCCGAGCGGATCGCGCCGAGCGCCGCCTGGGCCGCGGCCCTGAGGGCCTGCCAGGCCGCCGACCACGCCCGGCCGGCCTCGATCGCCTGGGCGACGGCCTGGGCCACGCCGACGATCGGCCGGACGAGTGCCGCCAGCGCCCCGACCAGCACGCGGGCGACGCCGACCATGGGCCGGAGGACCGCGGCGAGCAGCTCGGCCAGGACCACGAGGAGGGGGGTGGCCGCGACCAGCAGCTCTCCGAGCGGGGGGATCAGCGGCAGGAGCGCCACGAGAACCTCGCCCAGCGCCACGGCGAGCTCGGTCACGATGGGGGCGAGGGCCGAGAGCACGGGGACCAGGGCGCGGACGGCGGAGGCGAGGACCTCGGCGAGGACCCTCGCCACGGGCGCGACGAGCGGGAGGAGGGCCTGCGCCGCCCGGGCGATCATCCCCACGAGGTCGGCGAAGATCGGGCCGACCTCGTCGAGCAGGCGCCCGACGAGGCTCGTGACCTGGGGCAGGGCCTGCTTGAGCGCCTCGACGAGCGGCGAGGCCGTATCGGCCAGCCGCATCGTCACGGCGTCGCGGAACGTCGAGAGCATCCCGAGGAGGCTCTGCGACTGGCGGCGCATCATGTTGCCGAAGGCCTCCCCGGTCTGCTGCTGGAAGGCCTGCATGAACTGGGCCGCCGAGACCTGCCCCTTTCTGACCCGCTCCATAGCCTTCGGGACGGAGGTCCCGATGGCGTCGGCGAGCATCTGCCAGGAGAAGATGCCGAGCTCGTTGAGCTGCAGCATCTCCTCGGCCTGGAGCCGGCCCTTGGCCTGGATCTGGCCGATCGCCGTGACCGCGCGGTCGATCTCGGCCGCCCCGCCGCCCACGGCGGCCACGGCGTTCCCGATCGCCGTCATCATCGGCCGGACGTCTTGGGCAGCGAAGCCGAGGGCGAGCAGGCGCTGGGAGGCGGACACGAGGTCGGGGAACTCGAACGGCGTCTTGGCGGCGAACTCGGCGAGGTCCTCTAGGAAGGCGTCCGCGCGCCGCGCCGAGCCGAGCATCGTCTCGAACCCGATCCTGGCCTGCTCCATCGAGGCCGCGGTCCGCAGGCCGACCCCGGTGAGAGCCACGGCCCCGGCCCCGACGGCGGCGGTGGCCGCCGCCACGCCGCGGGCCACGCCGCCCAGGACCGGCGAGACGCGGCCCCAGGCGCTCGAGACGCCGCTCGCGCCCCTGGCGAGGGACGAGGTCGCACCCTCGACCCGGCGCAGCACGCCCGAGGCCTCGTCCCGGGCCCGGACCAGGATCTCGAGGACGCTACTCGCTCCGGCCACGGTGCCTCCGCTGCAGCTCCCTCACCACGGCGATCATCTCCTCGGGGGTCTGCGCGGCCTCCTCGCCCCACCGGGGGAGGAGGTCCTCGAGGCGGAGCCCCCTCGCCCCGAGGGCCTGGGCCACGACCCAGGCGGCCCTCGCGGCCGCGTGGTCCAGCCGCTCCCTGGGGTCCAGCGGCCCCGTGACCCGCTCGAACGCCGCCCACTCGGCGAGCTCGCGGGCGCTGATCTGGCGGGCGAGCTCGAAGGCCGGGACGCCCAGCGCCAGCGCTAGCCGGAAGAGGCGGCGCCGCGCTGGGCTGCGGCGAAATGCGCCACCATCTCCTCCAGCTCGGCGCTGGCGAGGCCGTTGGCCCGGAGCACCTCCGTGAGCAGGCGTGTGAAGGCGCCCACGTCGGCTCGGGCGAGCGCCTCAGCCTCGGCGTGGGAGAAGAGCCGCTCGCCCCGCTCGTCCGCCAGGCAGGACGCCAGGAGCCGCAGGACCTGTCCCTGCGTGGGCCGCCCGCCCTCCTCGAGCCCCAGCTCCTCGAGCTCGGCGTAGGACAGCCGGCGGACGTGGACCACCCCGCCCCATTCCGGGACCTCCACGGGCACGACCTCCCGGCCGCGTGCCTCGATCGCCTCGAGGATCTCAGCCTTGGTCAGAGCCACCTCCGCACCCCCGTCACGACACGTCCTGCACGCCGGGCGCCACGATCTTCAGCGTGAGGCTCATCGTGAGCAGCCCGTCGCGCTCGCCGCCGCGCGTGAGCCTCGTCACGAGCGCGGGGAACTGGACGTGGAAGCCGGCCGGCGTGTGGCGCAGCTGGAAGCTCCGCTTGGTCGCGTTGCCGTAGTCGGCGACCAGGCCGTCGTGGGCGCTGTCGGCGGGGTCGTAGGCGATCTCCACCTCCATCTCCTCGCCGTCCTGCTGGCCCACCACGTAGTCCTTCCAGTCGTCGCCGTAGGCCGACGCGTCGATCAGGTCCCGGGAGGACCCCGCGGCCCCGAGGCTGGTCACCTGCCCGACCACCGCGAAGGTCTCCGGGGACCCCCCGCTGCCCCTGAGCAGCTCGAGCTGCCTGCCCGCGTACTTGGTCATCGCTCCTCGCCCTCCTCGAGGCCGCCCTCAGCGAGCCCCTCCTCGTCCATCTCGATCCCGAGCTCCGCCGCCCTCGAGAGGCTCAGCCGCTCGCCCGGGTAGTAGAGGACGGCCCGCTCCCCCACCTGCACGCGGCAGGGCTCCGGGCCGTCGCAGACCAGCTCGTCGCCCACCTTCCGCCACATCACTCTCCTCACTCATCCACCACGAACGTCACGGTCACCGTGGCATCGGCCCAGAACAGGCTCCGGTTCCGCTCGCTCCGCGCCGCGAGGTCGATCCGCGTCGAGCGGACGTCGACCACGTGGGCGAGGCCGAGGCCGGGAGTGGCGAGCACCGCGGAGCGGGCCAGCGCCGCCAGCCGCCCGGCGTCCCGGCCGCCCTGCTCGGGGTCCTCCGAGCGGACGAGCGCCGCGAGCCCCACCGGCATCGTCCAGGCCTCGGCGGACCCGTAGGTGTCCGCGTCCTGGGTCGCGGGCTCGGGCACGACCCATACGGCCGGCAGGGCGGGCATCGGGCGCGCCCGGTCGCCCCGGACCACGGAGCGGACCTCCGCCAGCGCCGGGTCCGAGGAGACGGCCTCGACCACCGCATCGAGGATCTGCTCGACGGCCTGGTCGAGCCGCATCGCTTCATCCCACCCCGCGGAGCACGTCCGCGAGCACCTCGTCGACGCGGGACCGGGCACCGACCACCGCCCGCTCGTGGAAGGGGTCGGCGGCGATGCCCGATACGTGCCGCGCGAAGACCGTCTCGCCGTCCACCTCGAAGACGAGCCGAGGGGCGCGGCGAGGGCCGTGGGCGGCGGTGCCCCTGGCCAGGAAGTGCGCCCACCACTGCTCCGCCTGGACGGCGACGTCGGGGAGGAGGCGGACCTCCCAGCTAACCCCGCGGGGCCGGGACTCGGCCTCGGCCTCCTCCTCGAGCACCTCGGCCACGCGCTCGAGGAGCCGCCGCCCTACCGCCTCCTCCGCCTCGCGGAGCATCCGGACGACGTCGTCGTCGTCGACCACGAAGGCGACGGATGGCATCAGCTGACCTCCGGCAGGTCGAGCCCCGCCACGTCGGGCAGGCGCACGCTCAGCGAGACCGCGCCGGCCCCCGCCGCGTACAGCCTGAGGCGCTCGAGGACGTCCCCCTGGAGGAGCCGCGAGGGCAGCGTGCGGACGGCGAAGTCGTCGATCCGCACGACCGGTGTCTGGCGGGTGGCCACCATCTCCCGGACCGCCGTGGCCGCCATGTCGGCGACGACGGCATGGAGGCCGGCCGGGATCTCGCTCACCGGGAGCTCGGAGAGCCAGTCGCGGCGCATCCAGCGGTTCGCGAGGTCCGAGACCTGCTCGAGGAGCTCCACGAGGAAGGCGTCGAGGTCGGCCTCCGAGGCGAGCCCGAGGTCCTCGGGCCGGATGCCCGTGCGGACCTTCACCTGCTCCGGGGTCGAGTAGTAGTTGGCCACGTCGGTCTCCGCGCGTGAGGGAGGGGGAGGGCCCGGGCCCTCCCCCTCACCAGCGCTAGCTGACGGTGATCTTCACCGCGCGCACCAGCCGCTCGGCGTCGTTCGCCCAGGGGTCGGTCTGGCCCGTGATCGGGTTGGCCGGGTCCACGACAGGCACGAACTTCCCGCCGCGTGCGGGGTCGGCGTCGTAGTGGCCGAAGTCGCGGACGGTGTTCACCCCGACCCAGGCGTCCACGGCCAGGATGTCCTCGATCGCGTCGGAGTCGAGGACACGGACCGCCCGCAGGGCGAAGCCCTCCGAGGCCAGCGACGCGCCCCACGGCGCGCCGGCCGGCACGAGCGGCGCGCGCTGGCTCATCACGTAGGCGGTCGGGTGGAACGCGTAGGCCTGGTTCGACGGGATGGCCGGCGACGTGATGACCGTGAACCCGGCGACCCGGCCGATCTGCGCCTCCCGCAGCGCCGTGTCGGAGCCGGAGGCGTCCACCCGCACGAACTTATCGTTCGTGAGCAGCTCGGCCTCGAGCTGGCTGCCCACGACGAGCACCCGCCCGGCCGCCGGGACGAAGGCGTTGTCGAGGTACTGCTTCGCCCTCACCACCGTCTCGAACGCGTCGGTGGTGCCCGCGGTGTGGACCACGGTGTTCTGGTAGGTCGCCCCCGTGATCAGGTTCGCGAGCTCCTGCTCGAGGGCCAGGACGATGCCCCTCGTGACCGGCTCGATGACCTGCGAGCCGAAGTCGCGGATATCGAGGGAGAACATCGGGTCGGTGACCCGGATGTCCTTGTACACGTCCGTCGAGAGGGTCACGTCCACCTTCCGCTCGTGGATCTCGTCCCGGGTCCGTCCCGCGCCGCTCCGGAGGCCCCGGGTGCGGGCCGGCGCGTAGGCGGGAAGCCGGATCGAGATGGTGTCGTTCTTCGCCCCGACGAAGTCCCCGGCCGCATCCCGCCAGACGAGCCCGGGCAGCGTGACCTCACGCAGCAGGAGCCCGATCGCCGCGGAGACGACCTGCTCCGCCCTAAGGAACGTGCTCGGCATACATCACCTCCGACCGACTCAGACCCCGAAGCGCCGCGGGATCTGCGCCGCGAGCTTGCGGGGATCCATCTCCTCCGGCTCGCTCTCCGGTGCGGCCCCTGGGCGGAGCCGCTCCCTCGGCTTGCCGGTCGTGATCCCCGTGTCGGGGGAGCCCCCCGTGTCGGCGGACTTGATCGCCTCGAGGAGGACGGCGGCGGCCTCCTCGATCTCCTCGCGCGAGGAGCCCGAGAGGAACCGGCCAAGCTTCGCCGGGAGGCCCTTCTCCGCGGCCACCTCCCAACGCAGGGCGCGGAGCTCCGCCTGCTCCGCCCGGCGCTGCGCCTCGGCGAGACGCTCGGCGACGGTCTTCTCGGCCTCCTCCGCCTCGCGGAGCCGGCGGGCGGCCTCGGCGTTGGCCTTGGCCTGCTGCTCGTGCTTGCGCGCGAGCGCCTTCCACTTCTCCGCCTCGGCCTTCCAGTCGCGCTCCTCCGAGCCCTCCTGGGGCTGCTCGGTGTGCTGCATCTCGTCCGTGTCGGACATCTCGCTCTCCTCCCGTGTCGGGTCCTTAGGCCCCGGCGTCCTCGAGGTGGGCGCGCAGGTGGCGGCTGACCTCGTCGCGGTCGGCGGCGGGGATGGCTACGCCCCCGCGAGCCCCGCCCAGCACCGCCAGGCCTGCCCGGCAGGCCGCGAGGTTCGCTGGCGCGCCGACCCTCGGCCCGTGGTGCGGCAACTTGTAGCTCGACTTCGCGTCTGGGTCGCCCTCGGGGTCGACCCAGGCGTGCATGTACCGCAGAACCTCCCGGTCGTTCGGGGCGGCGGCCACGGCGGCCGGCCCGTCCCAGGGCCGGTCGACGACCGGCGTGTCGTGCGGCGCGATCGCAGGCATCGCCGTCCCGATGGTCGAGGGCGCGTCACACGCCGGAGAGCGCCCTGCGGAAGGCGCGGAGAGCCTCAGCGCCGGAGAGGCCGGCCGCCGCCTCCCGCCACCGCGCGTAGAGCTCCTGTTCCCGCCTGTTGCGCCCCTCCCCGGCGAGGGCGGGTTCCGCGGTGCAGGAGCACCCGTCGTGCGCGGGGAAGTCGACCGTCTCGGCGACCGGGCCGCGCGAGGCGAGCATCGCGCAGAACGCGCAGGGCCTCGCGCCGGTGACGCGCCGCCAGCGTAGCTCGGGCTGTAGGCGGACCGCCTCCACGACCACGCCGCGCCCCCCGTCCATCACGTGCCTGCCGGCCGCCATGGCCAGGCGGGCGAAGCCGGCCTCGCGGGCCGCCTCCAGGCTCATGCCGACGGACAGCGCCCGCCAGGTCCCCGCGAGCCCCGTCGCCCCGAGCGAGCGGGCGAGCAGTTCGGGCGGCGGCGGTGGAGGCAGCGGGGCCTCGGGCGGGCCCAGGCCCTGCTCGACCGACCACTCGCGCAGATGCGCCGAGGCGAGGGCCGCGGAGTCGCGGTGCCGCGCCCGGATCACGGCGAGCGCGACAGGGACGAACCGGCTCCAGGAGGCGAGGTCACCCTCGAACAGCGGCCACGCCGCCAGGATCTCGGCGATCGCCCTGGCCCTCACGGCGAGCTGCAGACGCCGGTGCTCCGCAGCCGAGACGCTCACGTCCGCGCCTGCTCCGTGAGCACGCGCGCCAGCTGCTCGAGCGCGCTACCCTCGGCCGCGCGAGCCCGCCAGCGCTCGACCTCCTGCTGGGAGACGCCGGGGATCTTCTCCCAGAGCTCCTGGGGCGGAACGCCCAGCATCTGGACGAGCTTGCCGAGGGCATCCGCGACCTGGGCAAGCGAGCGCGCCTCGGTGTCGCGCCAGCGGACGTAGGCCTGGGGGTCGGTTGGCTGCCCCGCGATCTCGGCGGCGAGCTCGAGCGCCTGCTCCCAGGCCTCCCCGAGCACGGCCTGGCGCTCGGCGACCTTGCGCCGGTGCGAGGCCTCGGCCGCGGCGAGGGCCTCGGCCGAGAGGTTCACGAGCTGCCCGAGGAGCTCGTGGGCCGGCGTCTGCGAGACGGTCGCGAGGTGCCGGAGCGTGGCCTCGCGGCTTTCGAGGTAGCCCTTGAGGTCGGTCTGCCCGAACTCCCCGACCTTCACGTCCGGATCCTCGAAGGTCCAGAGCTTGCGCGCGGAGGCCTCGAGGGCAGCCTCCTCGCTCTTCGCGATCCAGCCGAGGATGTACCGCTGGCGGAACGCGCCGTAGTGCTGGGCCACGAGCAGGCCGAACGTCGTGATGTTGATCTGGTCCTGGAGGGGGATCAGCGGCTCCACGTCGCCGAGGACCTCGGCCTCGGGGTCCGTCTCGAGCGAGGAGCGGAACCGCACGACGGGTACCACGCCGACCCCGTGCTCCTCCTCCGCCACGACAGTGGGTCGGCGGGAGGAGCCCACCTCGACCCACCAGGCCCACCGCTCGTCGAGCAGGCGGTAGAGCTCGACGCCCGGCCGCGGCGAGCGCCGCCGCTCAAGAGCGAGCTCGGGCCAGTCGTCGTCGTCCCCGTAGACGGCCGTGAGGGCCCGGGGCGAGAGCCCTCGGATCACCGGGACCGGCTCGCCGGGGAGCACGACGGCGTAGCCAGCCCCGTAGGAGAGCGCCGCCCGGTGCACCGCGGTCTGCCGGGCGTCCATACGGTTCCGCTGCCAGATGTCCCATGCCGGCTCCTCCGCAGCGGTGTTCGGCGCCCGGAAGCCGTCGACGTAGAGCACCTGGACGGTGGAGTCGACGACGTAGCGGAGCATGTTCACGCGGGCGATCTCGGCGAGGCGACGCACCTCCGCCGGTACGCCCTTGGGCAGCCACCGGAGCGGCCCGTTGGTGGCCCAGGCCACCCTCCCCAGGGCGGTGGAGGGGTCCGGGTCCCGCAGGTAGAGGTAGATCCGCTCGAGCCGGCGGGCCTCCGCGTCGCGGAGCCGCAGGACCCTCTCCACCTGCTCTGGGACCTCGTCTCGCGTCAGCTGCACGTCTCCTCCCTCACAGCTCGTCGTCGAGCCAGCGCGCGAACCAGGACGCCTCGAGGCTGCCGTCGTGCTCGGGGTCGGGGTAGACGGGGCCGCCGCGGCGGCCCAGCCGCTCCCACCTCGCCCGGGCGATCTGCAGGTCGATCACCGCTCCCCCGCCCGGGCCGGCCCCTACGGCGACCGGCGACGGCAGCACCGCCGCGCCGGCGCCCGCGACGTCTGCGACGGCGGCGGCCAGGACCTCGAGGGCCTCGATCGCAGCGGCCCCCGAGCCCGAGACCCCGGCGCTCGCGGCGCCGGAGGCCGAGGCGGGCCCGAGCTGCGCCGCGCCGGAGGCGAGGACCGCCGTGCCCGTGGCTCCCGAGCCTGAGGCCGAGTGAGCAGGCAGGCTCGCTGCGCCGACCCCGGCGACCCTCACACGGCCGCTGCCCGAAGATGCCGCCGGCCCGATCGCAGCGGCCCCCGAGCCCGAGACCCCGGCGCTCGCGGCGCCGGAGGCCGAGGCGGGCCCGAGCTGCGCCGCGCCGGAGGCGAGGACGGGGACGTCACCGGACCCCGCGGCGCTCACGGGGGAGAGCTCCGCGGCCCCGGAGGAGCGCGCCAGGGCCCGGCCGAGCCCGCTCGCCGAGGCGGGCCCGATTGCCGCGGCAGCGGCGCCAGCGGCCCGGGTCCGTCCCGCGCCGGAGAGGGAGAGCCTCGGGAGCTCCGCCGCGCCGCTCCCCGAGACGGCCGCCCGCGCCGAGCCGCTGGCCTGGACCGCGCCCAGGCTCGCCGCCCCCGCAGCCCTGGCGCGGACGGTGCCAGCCCCGGACGCCGCGACCGGCCGCAGGTCTGCGGTCCCCGAAGCGGCGGCGCGCACCGACGCCGAGCCCGCCGCCCGAGCAGGCCCGATCGCCGCGGCCCCGGAGCCGGTGACCCCGGATGGGGCCGCCCGCAGCTCGACGATCACGCCACCCCAGCGACCCGACTGTGCCCAGGAGGCGGAGGCGGTCTGCTCCGCCGCATCGGCGCGCCACTGCGTCTCGAGCCGGTGGGCGGGCCCCGACTGGAGCAGCTCGTCGGCCTCGGTCCAGGAGGCTCGAGGCGAGATCGGGCCGTGGTCGGCGTTAGCCCCGACGAACCATCCGGAGACGCACCTGTTTGCCGCCCCCGGCGCTGAGGCCAGAGCCACGCTCCCCGAGGTGCCCGTCCCTCTCGCCGTGGCCCAAGCGACGACCGGGTTCGCCTGATC